ATCTCCTTTTACCTACAAACAACAGATTGTAGTTCATCAAGGTCAAATTTGGTCGGCTGCAATTTCTATACCCCCTGTTAGAAAAGACTTAGCTGCCGCTTGGAAGGCTTTCCTTGTGGCACTAAAGGGGCCTAGAGGAACCTTCCTTTTAGGAGACCCTGATTACGTTTCTCCTAGAGGTACAGTAAGTGGTACTCCTACGCTAACAGGAAGTGCAGGAGATGACACAGTACAAATTACCCTTACTGGTAGCTTACTAGCTGGTGACTATATCCAACTAGGAACTGGGTCTGCTGCAAAACTACATAAGGTGTTGGTTGACAGAACTGCTGGTACAGATGTTGACTTAGAGATATGGCCCAAGTTAAGAAATGATTACACTGCAGAGACTGTCATATACAGTAGCCCAAAGGGTGTTTTCAGATTAGGTCAAAACAGTGTTAGCTGGTCAATAGACAACGCAAGCACTTATGGTATCTCTTTTGAAGCTATAGAGGCTCTTCAGTAATGTCCCGTACTTTACCTGTAACTATAACTAATGCGCTTGACGATGAGGTAATCAGTCCCTTCTTTGCTGTTGAGTTAGACTTTGATGATGTAACAGAGGATGCTGGTAGTTTTACTTCTGGTGAAGTCTATACAATTTTAACCACTAATGATAACAGTCAAGAGAGCCTTACGCTAACTGTTACGGTATCTGGGGGTGTATTCTACATTGATGGAGAACCTGCAGAACCTCTAGTTTTCTTAGAGGAATCTACCTACACATTTGATGTTAGTGATAGTAGTAATTCGGGACACCCACTAAGGTTTTCAGAAACTGATGATGGTACGCATAACAGTGGGACTGAATATACAACTGGGGTTACTGTAAATGGTACAGCAGGTACGGCTGGTGCATATGTAGAAATCACTGTCGCAGATGGCGCACCTACCCCTTTGTATTTCTACTGTTCTAATCACAGTGGAATGGGATCTTCTATATCTGTTAGTATCTATGAAACTGATTTTACTGAAATAGGTGCTGCTAATAATACTATAGGAACTGTCTTTACGGCTACTGGCGTTGGTACAGGTACAGGCTCCGCTACTAGGTATGCCCCCTTGAGACTGTGGACAGGTGTAGGTACACTTAATTTTAATGGATATGATTGGACAGGTGCTGGTACATTATTGTCTGTATCTGCTATTGAAGAGACTACGGAAACTGCAGCTAAGGGTGCTGATATTACCGTCACAAGTTTACCCTCAGAGGTTCTCGCCTTGGCCTTGAGAGCACCTTATCAAGGAAGAACTGGTAAGATATATTTTGGAGTATCAGAAGCATCTATGACTGAGATATTCTCAGGTTACATGGATCAAATGAATATAGTAGACTCTCCTGATGGGGGTTCTATACAAATTTCACTTGAGAATAAACTCATTGATTTGGAGAGGGCTAGGATTGCTAGGTATACTGGTCAGTTTCAAAAATCGAGAAACATCACAGGTGCAAGTACAGACATTGGTTTTGATTTTGTAGAAGATCTACAAGACCAGAAATTGTCTTGGGGTAGGGCTTCAGAATGATTGGAGAAATACTGTAGATGTCTTGGCTATCTGAACAAACTGGGATTGATGTTGATTTTCTTGATCCAAATGCAAATATAGCTGCAGCTGTAGCTGCTGCAGTAGCTTTTGTTGTTGGGTATTACTTTGGTGTACCCATGCTTGGGCTGGAGGCAGGTCTATCAACTGCTGTAACGTATGCAGGTATTACTTACGCAACTACTCTAACTACTATAGCAGTTACCAAGGCTTTAATGCCACCTGACAAATCTCAACAACAAGATCAAGGATACCTTGTAACTCAAAAGGGATCAACGCTTCCACACCAAATTTTATACGGTAAAACTAGAGTTGCTGGTGGTATAGTTTTTCAAGCTGTAACGAACAACAACAAGTACCTTCATACAGTCCTAGCTTTTACTGGACATGAGATAGAAGAATTTGAAACTATATACTTTAACGATGAGATACTTACGTTAAGTGGTAATGATATTACCTCTCCATCTAAATATGCTGGCAAGGTAAAACTGGTAAAGAAACTGGGTACTACCACACAGACTTCAGTTACTGCTTCTGATTTGGGTGGCAGCATAAGTCTACCTGCAAAATGGACCTCAAACGCTAGGTTACTGGGTGTATCTTATTTGTATGTTACACTAGAGTTTGACCCAGATGTATTTCCAACAGGTTTCCCTGAGATTACTGCTGTTATTAAGGGTAAAAAAGTATATGATCCCCGTACAAGCACAACAGCTTGGTCTGATAACCCTGCGTTAATTATGAGAGATTATATTACGTCTGGTAAACAAGGTACTAATACAACTATATATACTTATGGTGTAGGTGAAGATATTGAAAACGTAGACGATACACTCGTAAGCACTGCTGCTAATGTTTGTGACTACTTAAATTACCCCACCCTATCTGGTGGAACTAGATATACTTGTAACGGTGCATTTACTACGAACAGTGTACCCCATGATGTTTTGCAGAACCTGTCTACTTCTATGGGAGGTCTTCTCTGGTACGCTCAGGGTAAATGGAGAATGAAACCTGCGTACTTTACAAACTCTGTACTGGACCTAAATGAAGATGACTTAAGATCAGCAATCTCTGTAAAAACACGTCATTCTAGGAGAGATAATTTTAATGTAGTTAGAGGGACATTTAGGGGTCCAGAAAGTGATTACCAGCCTTCAGATTACCCGCAAGTCCCTGTATTAAATTCTACCACCTATAATGAATTACTAGAAGCAGATGGTGGTCAAGAGAGTGTAGTAGACTTAAGTCTTCCTTTTACTGACAATACCACAGAGGCTAGAAGGCTCTCTCGTATAACATTAGAACGTAACAGGCAGCAATTAACAATAGAGGCAACTTTTGGTCTTAGAGCCTTCCAAGTTCAAGTTGGAGATACAGTAAGACTGTCAAGTACCAGATTTGGATTTACTAACAAGGAATTTGAAGTATCTAGTTGGGGCTTTTCTTTTGTACCAAATGGTGATTTGGGAGTAAACATGACTCTCAGGGAAATAAGCTCCTCGGTGTTTGATGAGATAGATGATGGTGCAATATATGAAAGAGATAATACTACACTCATCACTGCTTTTGAAGTACCCTCAATATCACTTAGCACCTCTCAAGATTACAGGATTATAAACGAGCATGTAGTTAATGTTCTCGTAATAGATGTTAGCTCAACATCACCTGAGCGTGTCGATTACGTAGAGGTTCAATATAAAAAATCTACAGATACAAATTATAAGTCTCTGGGAACAGGTGAATTAGGTAGCTTTGAAATAGTAGACATTGATGTACCTAACATAGGAGAAACTGGGGTAGTCTACGATATAAGGGCTAGGGCTGTTAATGCCCTTGGTATTAGAAGTAAGTTTGAAGATAATGCAATACAGGTTACTGCAGAGTATGACAGAACTGGACCTGATGCCCCTGCAGTATTTATTAAACAACTTTCTGGTAGTTCTTTCTTCTTAAAATGGAGCGCATCTACATCTTTAGACTTATCCTACTATAAAATATACCATAGCTCTTCTACCACAGCTACTTTTACAGATGGCTCTAAGCAAGTTATGATTGAGAAAGTAGCAAGACCAGCTACTTCTGTGGCTTTTCCAGCTATTACAGGTACGGTATTTATTGAACCTTATGATAAGGTGGGTAATGCAGGTAGTCCAGCCTCTTTAACTATTACAAATGCTGAATTACCTCCATTGGGAAATACCCTTACTGACACTGAAAGCCCCTCTTTTTCTGGTACAAAAACTAATGTAGCTGTTGAGACCTCAACAACCCCAGACGAACTAAGATTAAGTAGCTATGCTACTGCTCCCTCTACAGGTACATATGAATTTACAGGTTACTTAGAGCCTAGTCCAGCAGCAGTTAGGACGGTAAGGGTTTCTCATAACTTAGCTTCTATTAGGCACAATGCAGACGCTACTTCTGGGGAAACTGATTGGGATGACATCCCTGGTAACTGGAACACTTGGCCCGATAACTGGGATACTTGGACTAACGAAAATGCCAACTATGGAGACACTAATGTGTTGATATACGTAGCTGCAACAAGTGATGATCCCTCAGGTACTCCTACTTGGGGAGATTGGGTTCCTGCGTCAGGAGACATAGTGGGCAGAGCATTTAAGTTTAAAGCAGAGCTTGAGAGTAACACAGATAACGTAACCCCGACTATATCTGTATTAGAGGGTATAATACAGTATGACACCTAAGGAAAATTAAAATGGCAAAACCAGCAGACCTAATTGTAGCTAACCAAGGCGCAGCTAGTGCTAGAACGGACATTAACAACATAAACGTAAGCATTGCTTCTAATTTCTCTCAGAGTTGGAACGGTACAAGTGTTGATGATGAAACAGGCGCTCCAACAACCATATATAAAAACCAGTGGTGGTATGATAGCTCAAGTAATATTCTATACATCAGAAATGAAGCTAATGATGCGTGGATAAAGGTAGGAGAGCTTAATCAAACCAGTGATACTTTCTCTGCTCAACTCCCTGCTGGAATGATACAAGCCTTTGCAGGATCTTCTGCACCTACAGGTTGGCTCA